TTTATCCTTAATTGTAAGAGCCCAAACGAAATAGAAATTGAACTTAAAAATGATTTTATTATAATAAGAGAAAAGCGAGGACTAAAAATTCTCACATCATTTGAAAGTTAACATAAACATACACAAAAAGATGGCTACTCTTATTGAAAAAAAAGAAAAAATATCTTAAACTAAAGAAAAAAGGAGTGGGCTTATGTATAAAAAATCATTTAAATCTTTTTTAATTCCTATAATTGCAGCTTTAACGTTTAGTACTAGTTTTTTAGGTGTTAATCAAAGTATTGAATTTAAACAAGAAAAAAGTACTAATGCTAGAAAAGAAACAGATAATGGTTTTAAAATCAACTTTAATAATTTACTTGAAAACTATACTACAAATTTAATCAGTCTAGATATTTCAGTAAATAATGGTAAAATTGATAATTTTTATATAAAGGGAGGAATCATCAACAATTCAGTAAAAGATGAAGATAGTATAAGTTTAAATATTTCCATTGAAATCACTGATGAAAACGCTGAGTTAACTATTGACGCAATTGATATCGACGGAATTGAACGCTCTGATTCAATTTATTTTGTAAAAGATGATTCAAATATATTTACTAGTAAAACTTCTTTAAATCAAGCAAAGATTTCTGTTGCGCGAGATAAGCTTTCTAAAAATTTAATTAATAATGAAGAATTTAAACATTATAAAGAGTTAGTATATGAGAAATCATTAAGTAATAATCTTGTAACGCTAAAAGATAGTAGCAATATTAAATTAGATGCTCAAATAAAGTGGGAAGATTTATATTCTGTTGAACATCCTTTAGCCTATACTTATGTCGAATTGCAAAAAAGAACATATATAGGTTCATCCTATGATTATCCATATTTTGATCAAAGCGTGGCATATGGTTACACTGATAAAAATGGACAAATAAATTTTGATTATACTAACACAGACACTTTATATGATAAGTTTGGATACTATATTAGAGTTTATGCGCAAGGTGTAAATACTAAAGTTGTTGATAACACAGAAGAAAGTGTATATTACTGGAACTCGGAAATCGCTAATGGTTTAACTAACGGTGAACTTTATTATAGACCTGTGATAGATATGACTACAGATCTTGGTAAGGCTTTTCAAGTTTCACAGGCCATAATATATGGAGCAAAATATGCTAATGTATTAAATGGAGGAACCGATATATCAGATTGCACTTTAATTCTTGATGATGAAGGTGCGTATTATATGCCAAGTTCAAGAGAGATACACATTGACTTCTTGGCAAATGAAGATGGCAATTATGTGACACGTCCTAAAGGTTATGAAGATTGGGATGTTATTTTACATGAGTATAGTCATCACATACAAAATTATTTTGGTAATATAGATAACAGTCCAGGAGGTAGTCATTATATCAACACTAATAATGCTGATGATAGAGTAAACGGAACGCCGACATCTTCGAACAAAATAAATGGAATTAATCTTGCTTGGGGTGAAGGATGGGCAACTTATAATGGTCAAATGATCCAGGATTATTTTTCAGATGAGATTTCCACTGTAAAATATACTTGTGATTCAGAATACAACGCTAGTAATGGTGTACAGTATAGTCTATTGGATTATGGTTATAAGGGTGCTACTCCAAAGGGAGAGGCTAATGAATGCGCCATATCGCAAATATTATACAAATTAGCTGATAGTAGAACTGATGAATATGATAATTTTGGTTACGGTGATACTTTTTTATGGAAACTTGTAAAAAATAATTCGATAAAAACATTTAGCCAGTTCAATACAAAATTAAATAATTCAGTTTCTGAAGCTACTATGTTTAAACTAGGTAAGCTTTATGCAAGATATAGTATATCTCCAACAAATTTAGTTTTGAGTTATGGAAATTTTATTGATGCATTACCAACATTTGAATGGACTGGAAATGGTGGAAGTAAATATTTTTCTAATGATACTTTTTCATTAACATTTAAAAATGAGAGCAATGTTACTTTATTTACTCAATCTTCAATAAAAGACACAAAATATACATTGACAAAAAGTCAATGGGACTTAGTAAGAAATTCACCTGGCAATTCTTATTATGTTTATATTAAAGGGTCTGCAAACGCTTATTACTCGACTGGGCCTTATTACTCAGAATTGTTTAATTTCGCAAAGCCAACTGAATTTTTAACAAAATACCAAATAACTCCAGCTGATTATGGGTTCTGGGAATCATATGTTACTAGTGAAGTTAGTCAATCGGTTACAGTTGGTGATTTGTCATTTAATACAACTAGGTATAGATGTGGATATATTGAGGAGGAATATATCAATCTTTCCCCAAGACGAGGTGATTATAGAAAAGCATATCTTGAATATGAATTTTCTAAACCAGTTTACAGAGTGGAAGTAGCTATGGCTTTTTGGAGTGATGATGAAAGGTATGATGCTACTGGTAATTCTGCAATTGCTGAATTTAATTATAAAAATATAAATCAAGGGTCTTGGGATGATCATTCAATTAATTTGTTGGATAAAAATTTACCAGAAGATAGAACCAAACCTATTACCTTGATTTTTGATATACCAGAAGGAACGAAAGAATTTAGATTCTATGCAGAATTTTTAACTGTATCTGGCACAGTTGATAGGAATAAAGGAAGAATTTGTATTGGTAATATGATTGTTACTACGGAGGCCTAATTATGAAAATAAAAACAAAACTTTTATGTATTCCAATATTATTGCTTTTAGGTTGCACTTCGTGTTCTGTTTCAAATGGTTCGAACGGTAGTAGTGAAAATGTAGGAAATACTGAAAACAACTCTAACGATGGAAAAACTATTTATGAAAAGGACGGAATAATTAAAAGCTCAATAGATACTAATGCGCCTACTCTTGGTTATTATTTTGCTTATGATACTTTGTCCTCGGTACCATTTGGAACAAGTAAACTAAATTTAAATATTCATTTAGGTCGTGCAACCCATATTAAAGATTTTAATGTGATAGCTACTGATAGCAACACAGAACAAATTGACACAATTTCCTCGAGTGATATTGAAAATTATCATTTTAAGGTAATTGCAGCTTTAGAAAATAAAGACGATAAAAGCGAAAAGATAAATTTAGGGGAGATATCAATTGATCCTAATGAGTATTTGCTAAATGATAAATATGAGATTAAATATTATGATGTTAGTTATGATGATAAGTCAGAACAAAATATTGTCTTTAAAAATTCCGAAACTCTTCCTATTGATTTAACTAAACTAAAATTTGATGAAGGTAGATGGGTTATCTACTATGTTTCAATTAAATTTATAGCTATTAATAATCAATCAAACGCAGCATATTTAATAGCAGACAATTGTAAGTACTTATTTCATAAATATGATAATACAAAAGAAAATATTTTATTTAGTAGTTTCCGCTTTGATGAAGAAATTAAACCTGGTGGAATCAAGAATAATGGCTGGATAGTTGAATAATCTATATATAAAAACTTATTTTAATTTAGAGCTCTTAATTGGGCTCTTTTCTTTTACTCAAATTTTAAAAAAAAGGAGGAGTTTTGCATGATTTTTAAACGAAAAAAGAAGAAATTAGATAACTTTAATTCCATCGGACTGATAAAAGATATAACTCTTCCATTAGTGCCATTTGGTGATAAGATAACAAATTCTGATGTCGTGCTTGTGTGTATTGATAGGATAGCGAGTCAATGTGCAAAGTTAAAAGCTAGGTGCATTAAAAAAGATGAAGATGGAATAGCGACTGAGAGGAAATCAAACCTCTCTTTTTTATTGAAGTCAAAGCCTAATGATTTTATGACACCTTATCAATTTACATACAAAATTGTAAGTTTGCTTTTACTTAATGACAATGCTTTTGTGTATCCGCTTTATGATAAAGATACGCTCGATATCAAAGCTCTTTATCCTTTAAATCCGATTCTAGTTGAACCTATCGTAGATGAAAGTGAAAGTTATTATTTGAAGTTTTACTTTGAAAATGGTGAGTCTTATATCTTACCTAAAGAAAACGTCATTCATTTAAGAAGGTTTTATAGCTCAAGTGATATCTTTGGTGGTAATGGATATAGTTCAACTCATGAAGCCTTATTAAAGACACTAGGAATCAATGATGCTTTACTTCAAGGAGTAGAAAAAGCGGTCTTTAGTTCTTTTCAAATTAAAGGAATTTTAAAGCTCAATGGTTTACTTAAGGAAGAAGACAAAAACAGGGCGGTTGAGGCGTTTAACAGGGCTTTAGAGCCAAGTGGTGAGAACAAGTCGTCAATTATACCTATGGACTTAAAAAGCGAATACACGCCGATTTCTGTTGATCCTAAAGTTGTAGATCAGGAGACTTTAGATTTTGTGCAGTCTAAGATTTTAGATTACTTTGGAGTGAGTAAAGAGGTATTTGCAAACTCCTATAATGAAGAGCAGTTTAATTCTTTTTATGAAGCGACGATTGAACCATTAGCCATTCAATTAAGTGAAGCATTTTCAATAGGACTTCTTACGGATAACGAACTTAAAAATGGAAACGAAATCGTCTTTTATTCAGAGCGTCTTCAATATGCTTCTTGGCAAACAAAAGTCAGTGCCATTGAAAAGCTGATGGGGCTTGGCCTTATGTCAATTAATGAATCAAGAGCCCTCTTAGGTTTAGAACCGATAGAAGGTGGCAATAAGAGACTTCAATCTTTAAATTATGTGGATTCAGATAAAGCCAATAAATATCAAATTGGTGAAGAAGAAAAGGAGGAAATAAACGATGAATCTAATCAAGGAAACAAGACAAGCGACGATTAATCTAACAAGTGATGAGAATAAAATGATCCTTGAAGGTTATGCTCTTGTCTTTAATCAAGAAACTTTAATAGGGGACAGTAAGCGTGGCTTTAGAGAAATGATTATGCCTGAAGCATTAAAAAACACGGCAATGAAAGATGTACCGCTTAAATATAACCATATGGATAATTTTCTAGTCATTGCTAGGACGAAAAACGGCTCTTTAAAACTCGATGTCGATGAGCACGGATTAAAAATAAGAGCTGAATTAATCGATACTCAAACTAATAAGGACATCTACAAGATGGTTCAAAATGGACTACTTGATAAGATGTCTTTTGCTTTTACAGTTAATGCTCAAGAATGGGATAGAAGTAAAGATGTCCCTCTTAGAAAAATCACATCGATCGAAAGGTTATATGATGTGTCTATTGTTGATATTCCTGCCTATGATGGCACTTCGATATATTCTCGCTCTCTTGATTTAGTGGAGTCTGAATTAAGAGCTATGGATTTAGAAAAGCAAGAAAAAGAGAAAGCCCTCATCAGGTCAAGAATAAAAATTAAACTAAAAACGGAGGTAAAATAGAATGAATTTAGTTTTAAGAAAAAAAGAAATTGAAGATAAATTAAGCGAAATTAGAGGCTTAGTCGATAAAGAAATGGATATGAGTAAACTTGAAGAGATGGAAAAAGAAACCGATAAACTTCAAGAAGAAAGAATGATGATTGAAAAGAAAATGTCACTTAATGCGAAGACTGAAATGCCAGTTATTAGTGTTTCGAGTGACAAAGAAAAAAGAGAAGCCTTAGAAAAAAGAGGTAAGGACTTATTAGAATCAAGAATCATAAAAGTTTCTAGTGAAGAAGTATTGCTTCCTAACCATGTCGATGAAACCTTAGCTCCTTATCCATTTAAACCTGTCAGTGAACTTGTCGATAGAGTTCATACCCTTAATTTAAAAGGTGGTGAAACATACACTAAATCGTTTGTTAAATCTTATGGAGTTGCAGGAACTACTAATGAAGCAGAACCTTATACAGAAACCGAGCCAACTTATGGTTATGTTGTTATTCCTAATGTTAAAATTACAGCCTATACGGAAGTTACTGAAGAGTTAGAAAAGTTACCTGCTATTAATTATCAAGCTGAGGTATTAAAGAACATCAATATTTCTCTTCGTAAGAAAATCTCTCAGCAAATCATTAATGGTGATGGAACAACTAATGCCTTTACTGGTATCTTCTCTGATAAGGCTGAGGCATTAAAAGATCAAGCAGATTTAGAGATTGAGACAATTGATGAAAACACACTCGATGATATTATCTTTGCTTATGGTGGTGAAGAAGCTATCGAAAACGGTGCTTGCTTAATCATCAACAAAAACGACCTTAGGGCATTTGCCAAACTTAGAACCAAAGAAGGAAGAAAGGTCCATACTATCGATTACGTAAACCAAACCATCGACGGCATCCCTTATATCCTTAGTGGCAACTGCCCAGCGCTTAGCGATCCAGCCACTAGCGAAGGCACATATTCCATCGCCTATGGTTCGCTTCTTAACTATGAAGTGCCAATCTTCTCAAGCGTCGAGATCGGGAAGAGCACCGACTACAAATTCAAAGACGGCATAATTTGTTATAAAGCCAGCGTCTTCACTGGCGGAAACGTCGTCGGTTACAAAGGCTTCGTAAGAGTTAAAAAAGGCAAGGCTGCATCTAGTCCTGCCACTGAATAATGATTCTCGACGTCATTAAGACCAGTCTTGGGATACCTTTAAACAATACCGAAGTTGATAACGAACTGATTTCTCTTATTGAAGGGGCCAAGGGGCTGCTTAGGTCTTCCGGGGTTGCCGAAAAGTACCTAGAAGACGATAAGGACTCCTTGGTCTCTTCTTTCATTTTGCTTTACGTCACGACTTCCTTCGGCTTCAAAAGCGATGGAAGCTTGAAGGAACTCCCTAAGCACTTCGACTTCCTTCTTAAGCAGATAGCATTAACCAAAAATGAATAACGCGTTTTGTCTTAAAGTTGCTCTTCTTGAAGTGAGTGAAGAAGTCGATAGCTACGGGAACCAAAAGTTCAAAATAACGAAAAGGAATGAAGTCTTATCAAGCGAGGTAAGCGTCTCAAGAAACGAATTCTACGAAGCTAGTAGAAGTGGCTATAAGGTTACTAGGGTAATTAGGATCAACAACTTTCTTTATAAAGGCGAGCGATATATCTCAATCGAAAAGAAGATTTATAAGGTAGTCAGGACTTACCAGATTTCCCATCTTTTGGAACTTACTTTGGAAGACAGCAAACTTTGCGAGGTGGAAGGATGGCTAGTTTAGATGATTTTGCCTTGGAGATCTCAAAGATGATAGAGAAGTCTCTCGATTTTGATAAGGAGATGGAAGATATCATGGTTGGTACCGCCAAAGACATCATCACTGACATCAAAGGCTCGGCACCTATTGGTAAAAGCGATAAGCACCTTAAGGATAGCTTCGTCTATTTGAAGGAAGGGAGCAAAGCCAACAAAAGCGTGACGATATATTCTGAGACCAAAGGAAGGCTAGTCCATCTCATTGAATTTGGCTTTGTCCATAGGAGCGGAAAGTTCGTAAGCGCTAGACCATTTCTAAGGCCAAGCTACGACAAGGAAGCTCCCAAAATGGAAGAAAAGATTATGGAGGCGATAAAGAATGGAACTAACAAGACTTAAATCAATATTGGATAAGGTCGCGCCTAGCTATCACCTGACCTATGAGCCTAGCGATGTGAGTGAGCTAAAAACGCCAATCATCGTATTTTCTAGAGTTAGCAGTGGCTTCAATACCTATTCCGACGATAAGAGCAACCTAAGGGCGACTACCTTCCAGATCAATCTCATATCCAAGGATTCCGAGGAAATGGATACCTATTCCAAAAAACTCGAGGAAACCTTGGCTGGCTTCGACTTGCCTTTTACTCTTACAAGCGAATATCTAAACGAAAACAAGACGATAACTGTCATTTACGAAATAAGAACGGAGGAAACGATAAATGTCAAATAAGATTACTTTTGGACTTAGAAACGTCCATTACGCTTTGGCTACATTCACCGAAGACAACTGGAGCTTCGATGCGCCTAAGGAGCTAATTGGAGCGCAGGAGTTTTCTAGCGAGCTAGTAGGCGGGACGAGCCAAGTCTATGCCGACGACAAGATCCTTCATACCCTTGTCTCGAATTCGGGGCAGACGATTACTCTTAAACTCACGGAACTAAGCGACGAATTCAAGAAGGACATCTTCGGCTACATCGAGGACAAGAACAAGAACCTCATCGAAGTCACCAACGCCGAGGTCAAGACCTTTGCTTTGGGCTATGAGATACAGGGGGACACCAAGGCTCGTAGGGTCTGGTATTTCCTTTGCACGGCTACTCCAGTCGGTCAGGCAACCAAATCGAAAGCTGATTCAATCGAAGCCAATAGTGTATCTCTTACCATCACCGCTAGACCAATTGAAATCAATGATAAGGAAGTCATCAGGGTCATTGCATCTAAGGGCGATACGAATTACGACACATTCTTCGATGCTGTAACTCTACCAACTATTGAGGGATAACATATGGAAAAAGAAGTAGCAATCGGAAACAAGACGCTCATTTTGAGAAGCTCTTTATATTCTTTAATCAACTATAAAAGCCGCTTTGGAAGTGAACTCTTCAATGATATTAAGAAACTAGAAAACACCAAGGAAGAAAACATCACGGTGGTCCTCGAAGTCATATTCAGGATTGTATTTGTTCTTTCAAATCCTAAGGAAAATGAGACTTTTGCAGGCTTTATGGATGAATTCGACCTTTCCGTGCTAAGCGATGAAACGACTCTGAACAGGCTTTCCAACGCCATCGTCGATTTGCTAAAGACCGATACGAAGGCAGGTGAAAAGAAAGAGGAGACGTTTCGCTAACAAACACAGCTTCAGCGCGAACATCATATTCAATTTGGGGAAACTAAACCTCTCGATCGAGGATAGCAGGCACTTTGACATTTCGACCTATATCGAGCTTATAGAAATAGAGAAAGAGCTCTATAAGGGAAGCGATAGTAGAAATGCCACGCAATGCGACATCGATAGGTTTTTTATGTGACGAAAGGAGGTAAATAATGGCTGAAACGGTAAGGGGTCTAAACATCAAACTCACGCTTGACGGGAAAGACCTTCAAAACGAACTAAATAACATAAAGGCGAATCTAAAAGAGCAACAAAAGGATCTTAAAGCCATCAACGCCTCCCTTCGCTATGATTCTTCTAATCTCGACCTACGGAAGAAGAAGCAAGAGACACTCAACGGCATCTTGGAGGACACCAAGAAGAAACTCGATAACCTTAAGGAGCAACTAGAAAAGGCAAAGACCGCTCTTGAATTAGGCGAGATATCCGAAAAGGAATTCAACCAGCTTAGACGCAACGTCCAATACGCGGAAGCCGATGTCGCAAAACTTAATAAACAAATTAAAGAAACCGACGAGAAGATTGATAGTTTAGGTAGTATCGATTTATCCAAACTAAGCAAAGTCGGCTCAAGTCTATCTAAGTACGTGACCGCTCCGATTTTGGGTGCTGTTTCTGCTCTTACGGCTTTAAGCGTCAAAAGCGCAGCGACCGCTGATGAATTAGGCGATACCGCTAGCAAGATAGGAGTGTCCGTCGAATCGCTCCAGAAGTGGAACTACGTGGCTAAGGTCTTCGCGATCGAAAACGAAGTGATGCTAAAGGCCCTCACCAAGACCAACAACATTTTAGGTGAAATATCAAAAGGCAATATCCCAGGATGCGTTACAGCATTAGATACACTTGGCATTTCCTATGAATCATTAAATGGACTTAGCGCTGATGCGGCATTTGAAAAGATAAGGAACGCTCTTGCTAATGTTAAGGACGAAACGCTTAGGGTAGGATTAGCCAATGAGATATTCGGCGAGAAGATAGGGACCGACCTTCAACAGCTTTTAAGCGCATCCTCTAGCGAAATAAATAACTTTAAGAATGAGTGTGAAGAATTAGGTTTAATCACCGAAGAGGAAGTTGAAAGCTCAGCCAAGTTCAATGATGAATTGGATAAAGTAAAACAACAGCTTCAGACCTTGGGGGTGGAGCTTGCTCAGATTTTGCTTCCTATCATGACTGAGTTCTTGACCACGCTTAAAGACTCAATCATCCCTAAGATAAGCGAATGGGCGGACAAGCTCGCCAACATGAACGACACAACCAAGAAAACCATCCTCGTTGTTTTAGGATTGGTGGCAGCAATAGGTCCTGCAATAAAGATAATCACGACCGTGGTTCCTATTGTTAAAGGTCTCTCGGCTGCTTTGACGGCGACAGGTACTAGCGGTTTCTTTGCCGGTGCTGGAATAAGCGCTGCGACATTAGGAATAGGTGCGTTGATTGCAATCTTAATCATGGCTCTTACCCAAAGCGAGCAGTTCAAGGAAATAATCGCGGATATTGGTGAGCTATTGATGCAGCTTCTTGAGCCGATATTTGAGATCATGGAGGTTATAAGCGAAGCACTCATGCCGATCATCGAGATGGTGATGGAAGTATTGCAGGCCGTCATCAACTTGTTAACTCCTAGCTTGGATGCTTTGCTCTTGCCTATTTCCGCGGTGCTTCAGGTCATAGGCCAGATACTAAACGCCTTCATGCCTTTGATAACGATACTGGCGAACCTTATTAAGTCGGTAATCGCTCCGGTCTTGAAGGTGCTATACGCACTTTTGGAGCCTATCTTCACGATACTCAACGCGATCATCGAGGCCATCAAGTGGATCTTGGACCATACGGTCGGCTGGCTCATGGACATCGTAAACGGCGCGATCGACTGGTTCAGCGATACCTTTTTAGGTGGAAGCAGTAACGAAAGCAATCAAAACACCGTCAACAACCAGACCACGAACAACGTCACCATCAACACAAGCTCAAGCGAGTTCGACGTCGATTCGATAAATGAAGCGTTAGGAGGAAGCTATCTATGAGGAAGTTTTATTTGCTTAACGATAAAGGGGAGAAGTTTGCTTTCGATTATTCTTCGAAGGTCCTTATTTCATCCATCCAAGGCTTAGGCTTCACCAAGACCAACACCTATTTCAATTACGACAACATCTACAAGAAAATCGATGAGGAGATACCGACCCAAGACATCGTCTTCAATCTTGCTTTTCTTGAAAAATATCGCGGTTTTAAAGGGTTTTTGTCGTTTTTGGAGGGTTCTAAAGAGCTACTTCTTTATTACACGAGCGATGAAACGAAGTACACCTACGTGGAAGTGGAAAGCCTTTCTAAGACCGAGATAAGCGCAGGGACTTTGACAAGCGAACTAAAGCTTAAAAGGCTCTCTTATTGGTATAAGGACGTCATAAGTGAAGTCGTCATAAACGTAGCTAAAACAGGGAAGATCTATCCTTTCAAGTATCCTTATACTTACTCCAAATCAAGCAAGGGGAAGATGGAGCTTATCAACAACGGCTATGCGAAGGCACCTCTTAAGATAACGATAGAAGGCAATGTATCAAACCCTGAAATAATCGTGACGAAAGGCGAAGAAGAGGTATCCAGACTAAAGATCTATTACGAGTCCACCGACTGCAAGATAACGGTCGATGCCTTTCCTACCAGACAATCGATAACGATAGAGGAAAAGGGAAGCGTGATGGATGCCTACGAATACCAAGACTTCTCGAAGGATAATTTCATCTTTTTGGAACATGGGACTTACACCCTTACGTTCGTCCCGAACACTCAATCAAATCCAAAGTGCTCAATCACTATGGTGGAAGGATATTTAGGTAATTAGATATGAAACTTATATTTTTAGATAGGACGACGCTCAAATACAAAGACAACGCCTATGTTTCTAACGAATTCGAGATAATCCTCGATAGCGTCGTCAAGCAGAAATCAAACTTTAAAGTTAATAAAGAAGAAATAAAAGCAGGCATTGGCGATATTGCCGTCATGAAGGAAGGTAACCTTTCCTACATCGGGATAGTCCAATCGATAACGCTTAATGACGATAAGACCTCTAAGGTTCAGCTCAACGACTTCAAGGAGATCTTCAACATCAAGGTTCCAATCACTAGTTTTACTGGTAATGTTTGTGAGCTCTTGGCGTCAGTCATCAAGAAGGCCTTTGTTAATAACAGCGACGACAAGCAGAACCTCAAGTATCTGAAGGTAACGACTCATTCTTCGGTTGAGGGAAATCTAAATTATGACGCGGATACTTTGATAAACATCGAAGACCTGATAGAGATGATTACCAAGACCTATGGCGTCGTCATCAAATACCAGGTCAATTTCATCAGGGGCAGGTTCTCGAATATCGAAATCGTAATCGAAGAAGAAACGCATCTTGTGAAGCTCCGCCATGACCTAAAGGCTATATCTGACCTCACAATAAAGGAAAGCGACGAGAAGGTCGTGAACAAATGCATCTTCTATCCGAAAGAGGAAAACGAGGAGCATAAGAAGGAAGTCGAATTTTATCTTCTTACCGACGGAACGATAACCCAAGATAAAGACGACCCGAGGAGATATAGCTATGTCTCGCTTTATAGCGCCTATTATTCGGACAAGGACTTCGAGAACTTGGCGACCAAGGCGCAGGAGCAGATGATCAAGTCGGTCGACGATCACCAGATAACCTTTACTTTGGACGTCACCAACAACGTCTTTGTCCCTTTGGGGAATATATTCGTTGGCTATTTCATCGAGTTTTACGCTCCCAAGAAGATCTATACGACGATGCTTACCCAAATCAAATACAAGAACACCTTCAATGAGGCGGCTTTGACCTTGGGAGAGCAAAGGAACTCGCTGACCGACAAGATAAAGATGATGAACAAGGGCGGGGACAGTAAATCGACGATCAATGTCTCGACCAACCTAACGAATTTAGATGGAGGAATGTATTGATGGCAATTAAAAAACTAACTTTCGATGAAGCGCTTAATACCGCAAAAGACGATGCCTATTTCAATTGGTATCTCACGAACAAGATAAACGGCATCTTCTATGATTTGGGAAACAAGTGCGAGGCGACATCGATAAACGGAACAATCACTTTCAAAGACGGCTTCGTATCGGTTTACGGCAGAAGGATCTATATCGATAACGGCACTTCGATTTCAATAAGCCTTAATAAATCGTGTAAAGGCTATGTGATTTTGAAGGTCGATACCATAAATAATGAGGTTACGCTTACTAGTAAGGAAGGGACGAGCTCGAATTATCCTAGTCTTTCTCAAACGAATCTGCTCACTGAAGATGGAGTCTTTGAGTTTCCGATGGTCGGCTATTCAAAGACCACGACTTCACTCACGCTCGATAAATCGGTCATCACTTATATTAGGACCAATAAGGATGAAAGAAACGACGGGGATACCAATTTGAAGCAGCTTTTCAAATACGACATCGCGACCGTGAACAACACGATCAACTCAAAGCAGCACGGGATAGAGTGCAAGCCATATTCCTATCCGTCACAGACCGATTCGACTTATAAGTTCTCAATAAAAGAGGTGATGAGCAAGCCTGCGGCGATAGTCATGTTTGCCTGCTGCAACAACGTCTTCGCGGTTTCTTTGGATCTAATTAGAGGGACGACAACGACTACTTTCACATATAACTACCTCGGGACCAATTACCAAGGCTATATCGAGCGAAGCGGGAACGACTTATATATCGAATTAGGTTCTTCGACTCACACTTTGAAAAGGATCTATTGCTATTACTAAAGGAGGGAATGAAATATGGCAACTATACAACTTAGAAGAAAAACAACTAGTGGGAGTGGTCCGTTAACTGGTACTTCAGGAACCATCAAGCAGGGCGAGCCGCTCATCGATTTGAATGGCGGGAACCTTTATATCGCCAAAGCCAATAAGACCGGCTCGAGCATCAATCCGTTGTCCGCAAGCGATTATTTGGAATTCGTGAGTAGTGACAATCTTACAGGCGTTCTTAACTCCAAAATCGATGAATTGAAGCTTGGTTCTGCAAGTAGATACAACGTCGGAAGCGGGGCAGGCAATATCCCTGTCATCAATAGCGACGGCAAGCTCAACAACTCAATCATCCCCCAAATCGCCATCACCAATACCTTTGTCATAAATAGCGAAGCCGAGATGCTCAAGCTCAGCCAAGCCGAGATAGGCGATATCTGCGTCAGGAATGATGTAAGCAAATCCTATATTTTGAAAGCCGATCCGTATTCCACGCTTTCCAATTGGCAGGAATTAAAGACACCAACCGACAAGGTTACTTCGGTAAATGGGAAGACGGGCGCAGTCAACATTACTTTAAGTGAACTAGGAGGAGTATCGACTTCGACCTTCAATTCCCATAAAAACGATACCGACACACATTTGAGCGCGAATGATAGGAACAAGCTCGATGCCCTTTATATGTCCGAGCTTATAGAGTCAAGGGCAGGCATTTGGGAAAACAACGCCAGCAACTTCGATAGCAACACCGTCCAAGGCGGCATCTTGATGAGATATACGGTCATTGAGGCCTACGATAGCCCGATTAAGCAATTCGAGATAGGCATCGATAAGTCCAAGGTCCTTACCCCGAGTTCGACGATAGACGGAGGGACTTACTGATGGCGACGATTCTAATAAAAAGGGGAACGACTATTCCCACAACATCAAAACTAAAGAACTATGGCGAATTGGCGGTCGATTACTCAACCGGAAAACTCTATGTAAGGTGCACGAAGGGAATAATGTGCATCAACACGAATACCTTGTCTAGCTCTTCCTCTAGCAGCGGAAATACCACGAGGTAGCCTATGGCATTGATAAAAGAGCTAGCTAGTAGCTATGGCATAAAACCATCGTATCACCGAATAACCAACATATCGCTAAACGCCATAGACAAGGAAGCGATAATCTGCGTGGGTTCATATATCTCCAAGGAAGCAAGGGATAAGGGATGCGATCCAATCGATACGATTGACATCCTCGTTCCAAAGGAAGACTATGACCCTTTTTTAAATGGCGATGTATTCAAGGCCGGGTACAAGTGGCTGAAGGAAAACGTCATCGGATTGGAGGATAGCAAGGATGCTTAAGGAGATGATTTTAAGAAGGGAAAAGATAATCAAGACCATCGATAAGGAAGCTATAACAAGAACCATCCTTGAAACGCTTAAGGGCATGGAAGTGATGTTCATCTATCTAGGAGGAAGCATCGCCTATGGGACTTTCGTGGGGAACGTGAGCGACTATGACATCAACGTGTTTGTCAATGGTACGGACAATGCCTTCAAGGTCGATATCTATGGGATGGACGCATTCTGCTACGGGAAGAAAGTGATGATGGAAAGACTGAATCCCAAGAGCAAGCTTTCGATCTACAAGAAGTGCTTCATAGACGATTACTTGGCCTTGCCCGATACCTTGATTTACTTAAATCCCAAATGCCAAAAGGAGTACGAGGAATATAAAAACTTCAAAATAAACGAGGTTCTGAAGGGTTTTCTTTCGAATTTCTATGAATATTTCGGTTTCTGCCTGAATGGAAGCAGCTATATCGGGAAGAAGTTCTATCACGTGATAAGGATGAGGGGACAACTCGAAAACTATAAGTAAACGGGAAAGTTTAGTCTTGATGTCCCTAAGTCCTATTTTGACGAGGAGATAGACTTCAAGCTCAACTATGAGGACAAGGAAAAACAAAAACTATACTTCGAGAAAATCGAAAAATACCTAAACGAAATATACGAGATAAAGGAGGGAATGAAGGATGGATAGTTCGTCTATTGCATTAACAATCATAAGCGTTCTAGGAACCCTTTCTTCCATCGTCTTTGCCTTTCTTGCCTTTAGAAGGAACGACAAGAGGGACCATAAGGACGCAGGGAAGAACGAAGGCGTGATGCTTTCTGAAATCGGATATATCAAATCTTCGATTGATAGGATTGAAAAATCACTTAACCACCTAGAGGAAAGATATACCGATCTTTCTAATAGATTGGTGAAGGTAGAGGAAAGTACCAAGAACGCTCATAAAAGAATCACGGAACTACATGATGAAATGAAGGGAGGACAAAACCATGAATGAAATACTTTTGAATGTCTTAAGCTGCATCGTAACAGCGGTCGTTATTCCGCTTATCACCTTGCTTGGATCTAAGCTCATCAAATGGATCTCAAGTAAGATCGATAACGAGAAGACCGAGAAATACATAACCGAAGCAACTACAATTGTTTTGGATGCCGTTAAATGCGTGTTTCAAACCTATGTTGAGGCTTTAAAGAAAGAGGGAAGTTTTAATAAGGACACTCAGCTTATAGCTCTTAATAAGGCCAAAGACATTGTTCTTGCTCAACTTAGTGAAGACATCAAGGACTATATCAACAAGAACTTTGGTAATGTCGACACCTGGATCAATACCCAGATCGAGGCGAGCATAAACACACTTAAGACTATATCAACCAAAGCATAACAAAAGACCGCTTGATCCTATTAGCGATAGTAGGGTTGGGCGGTTTTTTTCTATTTGTAATTGCTTACATACTATGTTATACTAATTTTGTCAAGAGAAAAGGTAGAAGGTTTTAATTTATAATTATTTCTGCTAGAGGAGGTCGTAAATGGGAAAGGTTGGAGTGTTAATCGCAACTCTACTAGCTGTTTTTGGCTTATCAAGTTGTACTTCGCATACCACATATACTTCCAACGAAATAAGTGATGATGCGTTGAGCAATAACGATGTTTCGGATGTTGATATTATTGAGGGCGGTCCAAATAGCAAAGTTGTTGGCACATATTTTTTTGAATCATTCAATGAATATTTTGGTTTTTATAGTGTGTTTAAAACTAATAATTATCAACGATATTGGACTCCAGTTGATAGTGATAAGTTTAATGTTACCTATTGTTTTAAATCTGAGGGAATCAATTTGGAGGATGTTAACAATAAACGATACGATTTGGTCTTTCCGCGTCAAAGAATGACCGTTGAAATGCATAGCGATGAGTTTTCAATTGACTTGAACCTACATAATATAAATGAATTCGCCGATAAGGTTAATGCATTAAACTTATCTTTTAGCGGAGAGTGGGATAGACTACAAGCGACAAACGTTTCTAATTTACAACTAATGTGTAGTGATCTTGTAATAGGAATTGGGGAGATAGTTATCAATACTTCGACCATTAGCTCAGTTTATGATAGCTTAGACGAGATATTATTATTATTTGAAAAGGGGAGTGAATATGTTTTTTAAGACAATCTTATTAGTAAGCATTTTCGCGTTTGAGGCTCTAGGGCTTAACAACACATTTCCATCAAGCGAACAAAAATTAGCGGATACAGATATTCCAGACCAAATTGAGGCTGATGGTTTATATGATCCTGAAATATTAGCTTTGTATAATTCCACAGAAAATGAGGAAGAGTTATTTTTAACTGAAAACTACCAAACATATTATTTTAATAAGTTAGGCGATAATATTGGCGATAACTCCAAAGGCTCGTGTGGATTTGTTGCGACAGGAATGCTACTTTCATTTTGGGATACATATTGGGATGATAATATAGTCCCTGAAGAATATGACGCAACAACAGCCTTAAACGAAGGTTTTATCGATTTGTATGCCAATTCTCCCGGTGTTATTCAAGAACCTGATTGTATTGCTGATGCTTCAACTGAGGTTTACGATCAGTATATTCACGATTACGCTGATAAATACTTCCACTTCAAACTAATTGATTTATTTGAAAACGAATTTGGTAATCGCTAACCAGGCCAATATGGAATGGGGTACAACGATTATGTTAATTTGTTTAATTATTATGTCTACGACTTTTTGGATTATTCAAGTTCAGATGTAGAAATAATAGCTTCAACAACCGACGTTAGAAACAAAACCATAGAGTTAGTTAAAGAAGGTATTCCTGTAAAATTAGGTATTGGGAATCACGCTGTTGTTGCATATGATTATGACGAAAACACCGACAACATCTATTGCAATTTTGGTTGGGGACCTAATTCGACTCATGTAACAATAGAACAGATGGGTTATTCACAATATACAAACCTGGTTGCTTTCAATTTTAAGGATGACCATCACGATCATCATTCCAATAATTATACATATGTGAATGAGTACGGTGAAAATGATACGTTGTGTTCATGCTGGGCTTGTATCCCAAAAGAAGTAATATTAACGTCAGGAAATTATTTGGATCTTTTACCTACATATAAATGGGTCTCACTTATCCATGAAAAGTGGCACAGAAATCTTTCTTTACATTTTACGTTTAGTATATTGGACAATAATCGCCACGAAGTATTTAAGGATTCAAATGTTTATGATCATGAATATACCTTGACTGAAAATCAGTGGGATATGGCATTAAGTGTCCCTGGAAAAATCTATTATGTTTACATTGGGTTTGAGTCTCCGGTTGATCCATATTGGGATGATTATTATTGCTTAACACAATTTGCTGAACCAAAAGATTATGCAAATAAGGTGCAAATAAAACCTGCTGACTGGGTCTTTGAAGAAAGATATTGGTTTGCAAACGAAGGCGATAATGGAAACGAATACAAAGAAAAGAGTTTAAAGGTAAAAGGGTTAAATATTACTTCTCAACGTTTAAGATGTGGCTATATCGAAGAGCAATATATTAATTTATCGCCAAGAAGAGAAGGTGCTGGAGAGGCCTATTTGAGATTGACTTGGGATAAGCCCGTTTATTCATATATGTTTGGCGCTTCTTATTGGAGTGGCAGTGAAAATTTAGACGGTATTGCTGTAGCTAGAGTTATGTATAAAGACGGATCTTGGCAAGATCTTGAAGATCCTGACTTTAATTTAAGGGCAATTGGATTATCTACTACACGCTCCAATATCAAACGTTTTGTTGGAAAGCATTCACAAGGTATTTATGGACTTGAGTTTTACGCCACTTCTAGTGCAACTGGCGACAGAAACAAAGGTAGGATTTGTCTTGATGATATTGTTTTAAATACTGATCCCTATGATTTAGATTTTATCTCAACAAATTATTCTTCGATTGGATAGGCGTTATACCAGCTAAACAAGAAATAATTTAATTATACATTTACGATTCACATGACCCTGCTGGAGCAATCTGGTGGGGTCTTTTTTAATGCCCACTTTTGATAATTAAGAAAAACTATGACTTCCAAGTTCTAAAGATGGTGAAGGAGATAAGTTGACGTTACCTATCGATTTTCTCCTTAGATTATGAGGAGGCAGTTACTATGACTAGCGAAATGAAATTAAAAATAGATGAACTTAGAAAAGATGGCCTTGGTTATTCAAAGATAGCAAGTGTTCTAGGAATTACTAAAGCAACAGTGTCTTCTTATTGTAGAAGAAATAGTTCAAGTGATGTTTCAAGCGACAAGAAATTAGGCAGATGCCTTTATTGCGGCAAACTCATTATCGATGATTCAAGCTCAAAGCATAGGAAGTTTTGCTCGGACAAATGCAGAAGTCTTTATTGGAACGACCATAAAGAAGAAATCAACAGGAAAACCTTCCATGAATTCATCTGTCCGAATTGTGGTAAGTGTGTGAAGCTATATGGGAAACCCAACCAAAAATACTGTTCTTTAGATTGTTATTTCAAGGCTAGATATGGAGGTAATTCTAATGACTGATTTATCTTCATACAAAGCCAACCTAGAGAACTATTTAATAAGCGTTTCTATTTTAAAAGCCATGCAAAACCACGATATTTTATCGAATAACGAGTATAAGACCGCCGAAGAAAAACTATGCGAAATTTATTGTATCAATAAGTCATCTATATACCGCGAGTTGACTTGATAATCTTGCCAACTAGAGCGATGTATATAACGAGAAAAAGTAGGTGATTCAATGAAAGAAAAAAGCATAGAAAAGGTAGCGGTCATACCTAAATTAAAGCAAAGAAAGAGAGTGGCGGCTTACGTCAGGGTTTCGGTGGATAAAGAGACGATGCTTCATTCGTTTGCCGCCCAAGCAAGCTACTACAAAGAACTTATTTCAAAACATAACGACTGGGAGCTGGTCGACGTTTATGCGGACTATGGCATAAGCGGAACGAAGGTCAATAGAGCGGAATTCAATCGAATGATTGATGATTGTAGAAATGGCAAAATCGATATGATCATCACCAAATCGATCTCGAGGTTTGCTAGGAACACCGCTCTTTTGCTTGCCACGATTAGAGAACTAAAAGCACTTCATGTTGATGTTTATTTTGAAGAGCAAAACATGAATTCACTAAGTGAACAAGGGGAGCTTGTCCTCACTCTTTTGGCGAGCATGGCAGAAGCGGAAGCCAAATCAATGAGCATGAATGTCAAATGGCGAGTCGATAAGACTTTTATGCAAGGCGAGGTTTATAGCACGACTCGCTTTTACGGATATGACATCGTTGATAAGAAATTTATCGTCAACAAAGAGCAAGCCAAAGTCGTGAAGAGAATCTTCCAAATGGCACTTGATGGCCTCGGATATATAAAAATAGTTGAGGTTCTAAACAGAGAAGGCATCAAAAGCCCTACCGGAAAGAAATGGACTAACAACTCCTTGGAAAGAATATTGAAGGAAGATACGTACACAGGAAGGCTTACGCTTCAGAAAACATATCGCACCGAAAAGAAAACCAAGGAAAGAAATAAAGGCGAATTGAGGAAATACATCATCGAAAATGACCATGAGGCAATAGTCGATATCGATACATTTAACAAAGTCCAAGAGTTGATTAAATCTAGACGGTCTAAGCCGATAAAAGAAAATAAGGGTAACGACATCTTCAAAGGGATTATCCGCTGCTCGGTTTGCGGCGCCTGTTTTCAAAGGAAGAAAAGATACGGCTACGATTTATACGATTGGATGTGCTGGAATTACCTCTACGCTACCAAAGGCGAAAGGTGCAAGAGTGTAAGAATTCCTGAATCAGTCTTAATTGAAAAAGCAAAAGAAGCGCTAGGAATTGACGAAATCAATAAAGAAATCGTTAAAGAAAAACTTAAATCGATAGTGGCTCATCCAGATAGGGTTCTTGAATTTGTTTTTAATGATGGAACGAAAAAGGCTATCCCTTGGGAACTCAAATCAAGAAGGTTCTCTTGGAGCGAAGAGGCAAGGGAAAAAGCAAGAAACAATGCTTTAAAACGATATGAAAATATGAATTCAAAGAAATAATTTGAGGAGGAAGGACAAATGCCAATAGTAAAAGTAATAGAACCGACAAGAAACCTGCATACGCATAAACTCAATGTCGAAAGAAGTAAAAGAAGGGTTGCTGCCTATGCCCGTGTCTCAACCGATAGCGACGACCAAGAGAACTCGTTTGACGCCCAAAAATCGTTTTATGAAAGATACATCAAAGAGAATCCGTTATGGGACTTCGTAGGGATTTATGCCGATGAGGGAATAAGCGGAACATCAACGAAAGGCAGGAAAGAATTCCAAAGAATGATCGATGATGCAAAGGCAGGGAAGATTGATTTGATTGTCGCTAAATCGATGTCACGTTTTGCTAGAAACACCCTTGATACCTTGACTTACATCAGAGAATTAAAGGCTAAAGGGGTTGAATGCTATTTCCAAAAGGAAAACATCTATACCTTCGATAGCAAAGGGGAGCTTTTAATCACCATCATGTCGAGTTTGGCCCAAGAGGAATCCAGGTCCATTAGCGAAAACGTCAAATGGGGGATAAGGAAGAGTTTCGCTGACGGCAAGGTCTACCTTCCTCATAGAGGATTCCTCGGATATAAATATGACGAAAACAAGAACATCATTATCGATAAGGATACCGAATGGATAGTTAGACTCATTTATAAAGAGTTTCTAAGTGGCAGCACCTTTAGGCAGATATGCCAAATGCTAGAAGAAAAAGGACTAAAGACTCCGATGGGCAAAACCAAATGGAGAGATACGACGGTAAGAGGCATTTTGAGAAACGAAAAGTATTGTGGTTCAGCCATTCTTCAAAAAACGTTTGTTGAGGATTTTCTCACTCACAACACTAAGGTAAACAATGGCGAAGTCCCTAAATATTATGTCAAAGATTCTCATCCTCCGATTATTCCAAAAGAAGAATGGGACATGGCTCAGATTGAGCTTCAAAGGAGAGAGAAACTTAGATATTCGTATTCTTCTAAAAACTGCTTCTCTTCGAAATTAATCTGCGCTGATTGTGGACGTTTATATGGTTCCAAGGTTTGGCATTCGACCGATAAATATAGAAAAGTCATATGGCAATGCAATTATAAGTTCGATAAGAAAAGCAAAGCACAGTGCCAAACTCCAACTTTGAACGAAGAAGAGATAAAAGCGATGTTTGTTGATGCTTATAACAAAATGATAATGAGCAAAGATGAGATTCTTAATAACCTGGAATCAGTTCTTAATCAAGTCGTAAGCGTTGAAAGCGTCGAAGAGAAAATCAAGAAAGTTCATGAAGATATAGAAGATGTCGTTAACGAAGTTGAGGTTCTTATCCATTCTTCTAATGAGACTGACGAGATTAAGCAAAAAGAACTGGAACTCAAATACGATAAACTCATCAAAAAGTTAAAAGACTTAGAACATCAAAAAGAAGAAGCGATGGATAAAAGAAACAGAATAAACACCTTCATTTCAACGCTTAAAGATAAAACAGATGTAATAAGTGAGTTTGATGAAGAGTTGTTTAACATCATGGTAGACAAAGCAGTTGTTCATCGAGACAAGAGTATCGAATTCATATTCAATTCGGGATACAAGGTGAAAGTAGAGGCTAGGAAGTAA